CAGAAAATATCAGTAAAGTAATCCACCAAACCCATTTTAAACAAAGCTCAATCAAAAATAATTAAATAACAGCCATCACGGCACAAACAAAATAACATGGAAGACATAAAATGCCCTTATTGCGAAAAAGAAGTTGAGATTTGTCATGACGACGGATTTGGATACAGAGAAGATGTTAATTATGAGATGGAATGCCCTCATTGTGGTAAAAATTTTGTTTTTACAACAACAATTATATTTAATTCAGAAGCTCACAAAGCCGATTGTTTAAATGACGGAAAGCATGACTACAAACTTACACACACTTTTCCCAGAGCCTTTTCAAAAATGCGATGTTCAATATGCGAGAGAGAGAGAGGGCTAACAGAAGATGAAAGAATTAAGTACAAAATAGAAACTAAAGAAAGTTATTGTAACTCACTGAATAAATCAGAATGAAACACGCAATAGAAATACTTTATGAAAACTGATAAAAAAATACTAGATGCTTGCTGTGGAAGTAGAATGTTTTGGTTTGATAAACAAAACCCTAATGTGCTATTTATTGACAAAAGAAGTGAAATTGTAGAAGCTAAAGATTGCAGTTGTAAAAATGGAATAAGAACTATTGAGGTAAAACCTGACTTGATTGCAGACTTTACCGAAATGCCATTTGAAGATGAAAAATTTGCAATGGTTGTATTTGACCCACCACATTTAAAAACCCTCGGACAAAATAGCTGGATGGCCAAGAAGTACGGAAGACTACCAAATGATTGGGAATTTATGATTGCAAAGGGTTTTGATGAATGTATGAGAGTGCTTAAACCACACGGGACTTTAATCTTCAAATGGAATGAACACGAAATTAAATCAAAGCAGGTTTTAAATCTTATACCATTTAAACCTCTTTTCGGACATACATCTGGAAAGCAAGCGAAAACAATATGGATGGCATTTATGAAAGGAATAGCATAATAACTCACTAAAAGCAAACAATGAAAAAAGAACAATGGCTTGAAAAAGCAACAAGATTTGAACTAGATGATTGTACGATTGAAGCACGTCAACAAATTGATGGATCAAAAAAATGGGTAATTAAAACTGGCAACTACCTTTTAGGGAAAGGTGGTGAATTTATATATGAACTATCGCCTAGTAGCCGAACAGAGGAATTTGTCGCAAACACAAGATTCGGCAGCCCGGATGAGTGCTATGAATTTTGGCTTGAAAATAGAAGAAAATAACAGTAAAAACGGCAACAGCCACAAAAAAAACTAAATAACAATGGAACAAAAAGTAACAGTAAAAGAAATTAGAGAGCTAAACGACAGAAATGGCTATAAGACGCAAACGATAGTAACCCAAATAGAAGGCGACTATCCCGTGCTTTTAGCAGTCGAAATTCACAATGAAAAAGTAAAAGTACCTGAAGTTGGAAGTGTAATTACAGCTCATTTAAACATAAAAAGCCGTGAGTATAATGGACGCTTCTATCATGACATTAAGATGTGGCGTTGTGAGGTTTTAGAGGCTGCACCCGGAACAAACGATAATAAACCATTTGAGCCACCATTTTAAACTCACCCCATGCCAACAAAAACAAGAAACCGAATAAAAGCCCTACAAGAGCAACTAGCTCATCACACAGGCAACGAGAAGCCACTGAGCCACCAGACAGCATTGATGTTTAGTGACGTGCTGAATCAGATTAGTTTAGACCTCGACAGGATGCACCCACCTGAGCCTAGTTGTGGGCCTATTGAGTATGAGAGGACAGAGCCGAACCCGTGGAGGGATGCGAATAAGATAAGGCCATCCATGGGTGTTTATGGGGTAATGCTTGCCGATGAAACAACAGGCAGTGCATACTTTGATGGTAAGTGTTGGTATACCAACTGCGCACACACCACAACCCACCTTGTAGTAAAATGGAGGAACCTATAATGACACAGCAACCACCAAAACCACTAAGCCCAAAGCAACTAGCAACAGCCAAATTCTCTAAAGTCTGCTCACATGATGCCTACCTGCGCCTTCATAACTGGCACTACACCGTAAGGAATAAGCGCCTTATGGACGACGACAAAGTAGGCTGCATTGTGCCGGTCACAACCGGCTATTATCGGAACACCTCACACCGTATGTATTACAGTAATTGGTTAGAAAGTGTGATATGGAGATTCTTTGCGCACTACTTGGAAAGAAACGATGTTAATATTCCTTATGACAAGGGCCAAATTATAAAAACAAAATCGAACCGTGAAATTTTTATCAAGACTAAGAACGCCCAAAAAGGGAAAGCCGACGTTATAATAAATATGGTTTTAGCGTCTGGTCAAGGCAGTATGATAATAAATTTAGAGGTCAAAGCCAATAAAGACGTTATGAGTGCAGCCCAAAAAACTGAGCAGGAAAGTGTAAGGCGCAAAGGTCAAATATATGAAATTGTTCGTACCCTTGACGACTTTTGGCGGCTTGTTGATAGCTGGCCTTTGGTTTATTATAGGGGTTTGAGTTGGGGTGTGTAAAAATTAGATAGTGAAGTTCGGAGCTATAACATTATGGACTGATAATTTAGCTAAAGTAAAGGAGATTTGTAGATGATACTAAGAAGACTAGGAAATAAAGCTAAAATAGCTCATAAAATAATACCACACTTTCCACCTCATAAGATTTTTATCGATGTTTTTTTTGGCGCAGGAGGTATGTTTTTTAATAAGCCCAAAGCAAAATACAATATTGTGAATGATTTGGATAGTGATGTGTTTAACTTATTTCAGGTTGTAATGAACCAAAAAGAAGAGCTAGAAAAGGCTTTTTATATGATGCCAACTCATTATGATTTACTTTCACACTGGAAGAAGAATTTAGAAACTGAGCCTGTTATGAAGGCATTGAGGTTTTTGTTTTTGAGTAATTTGACTTTCATGGGTAAAGGTGATACTATACAGGGCGGGATTTATAATGATAAATTAAGTTTTTATGAAAAAATAGAACCTTGTTTTAAATATTTAGATAACGTAAAAATGTTTAATACTGATTTTAAAGACTTTCTGAATAAAAAAATAGCATTTGGAGATAGTGGTTTTAGTTGCGGAATAAATGAAACATTTATCTATTGCGACCCTCCTTATTTAGGGGCAAATGATAATTACAGTAATAGTTTTACAGAAGAGCAAAGCAAAGAATTATTTGATACCTTAGAGAAAACTGGTTGCAAGTTTGCAATGAGTGAATTTGACAACCCATTTATAATAGACCAAGCCAAACAAAGAGGCCTAAACATTATTATCATAGGTGAGCGCCAAAACCTTAAGAACAGACGAACAGAAATACTTGTAACTAATTACGAAAACACTCAAAAAGAACTATTCTAACATGCAAACCCCCCACCAAAAAATAAGAAATTACCTATACGCAATAGGCCATACAATAGCAGAAGCTAACTTACATGCCACTGAGCTAACCAAGTTGCTACTATCACAGGACAGCCACTCCGATAACATCATAGCCCGGTACTGCTCAATCTATGGCATAACAGAAGATGAGATTAAGTCAAGTGCAAGACCAAGACATATAGTGATCCCTAGACAGTTGTGTATGGTTGCGCTTCTGAAAACAGGGCTTACACTTGAGAGTGTAGGGATGCTGTTTAATCGACATCACTCCACTGTGCTGTACTCTAAAAGGATAGTCGAAAGCATGATAGACGTTAAAGATGAGGTCTATATGGAGTACATCGAGAGGTTGTCTGGTTCGGATAAGGCTATTGAAATTAGGATTAATGGATTAGCGATAGACAGCCCCCAGAGTACAGGGGTGGATAAATTAACAAAATAGTTACTTTCTGTTAACATTATAATTCAAGTGAAGCTTGCATCAGTAAATCTTTTTGTTTACTTTTGCATCAGAAACAAGGACATAAAGACACAATATTATGAAAAAACACCCACTATCCCTAGACAACGGATTGCAAGCCGCAGAATCCACAGCAACCAAAATTTACAGCATAGCCGTACTACTTATAAAAATCTTAGTATGCTTGTGGCTATCAGTCAAGTTA